GGCTGTTGGGTTGTTTGCGTTGTTCCCAAATTCAAAAAGCCAACTCCATTTTCGCCAAACACTTGAATCGGAGTGGTACTTAATTGAACTGTATCACCAACTCCTAGTTGGCCAAAATGAGTAAATACAATAGGAGAAGCACTTTCTTTTTCACCAGTATAAGAGCCATTGCGTCCCCATGTCCAAACGGTACCATCATTCAGCAAGGCCACTGAGTGAGCCTCTTGTCGTGAACTCATTGAAGTGCCGTTTGTTGCAATGCTTGTCACGCCATTAAGATTTTGCACTTGAACAGGCGCATTGCGCTGTGTTGTAGTACCATCACCCAGTTGACCAAATTGATTATCTCCCCAAGCCCAAAGAGTTCCGTTGCTATGCAATGCCATCGAAATGCCAGACCCTGCTGAAATGGCTGTTATATTGTTGAGGCCTTGTATTTGGGCAGGTGTGGTTCGGTCATTTGTTGTGCCATCACCTAATTGGCCATACCAATTACTTCCCCAAGTCCAAACCGTGCCGTTTTGTGCTAAGGCAACAGTATGTCCCCATCCCCTACCTGACGCAATAGCGGTTATATTGCTAAGGCCTTGCGTTTGTACAGGCGTAGCTTGGACGATTATAGTACCATCATCAAATCGAATGGCAGTGCTTCTCTGTTGTCCCCAAGTCCAGACCGTTCCGTCGTTACGCAGGATAATTGTTTCACGTGCTCTACCCAACGCAACAGCTTTTACGTCGCCAAGACCTTGTATTTGTACTGGCACATATGTGCCAATTAAAACATTGCCGCCTGTGAGATTTCCTGTGACTGATGCAGAACCCCAGTTTCCCCAAGCCCAGACAGTTCCATCATTACGCAAAGCTATCGTGTGACTTTCACCCGCTGCAATGGCAGTAATATTGCTCAACTCTTGCACTTGGAAAGGGAAAATGCAATTCAAGGTCATACACCATCACCCAAGGCACGACCCAAAGAAGCTCAAAGAGATAGAAAGACAACTATTTAAAATCTTTATAAAATATGAAGGCAAAACGCATTGAAAAAATTGATGAAATGATGTATAATACGTCCTAGCGGGCGTAATTTTTTATACATCGTTGAAGGAGGAAAAACGATGTATGACGCAATTTATGCAAGACAATCAGTAGACAAAAAAGATAGTATATCAATCGAAAGCCAAATTTCATTTTGTGAACATGAAACACACGGAAACGAATTTAGGGTATACAGCGACAAAGGGTATAGTGGGAAGAATCTTGATAGACCAGACTTTGAAAGGCTCATAGAGGAAATGAAACAAGGGCTAATCAAAAGGGTAATCGTTTACAAGCTTGACCGCATCAGCCGTTCTATACTGGACTTCGCAAGCCTGATAGTCCTTTTTGAAAAGCATGAGGTAGAATTCGTTTCGGTAACAGAAAAGTTCGACACAAGTACCCCAGTGGGGCGTGCAATGCTGAATATCTGTATCGTGTTCGCCCAACTGGAAAGAGAAACAATCCAGCAAAGGGTATTCGATACATACCATTCAAGAAGCAAAAAAGGCTTCTGCATGGGCGGAAGAACCCCCTATGGTTTCAGGAGAGAAAAAACCACAATTGATGGAATAAAAACATCAAAGTACGTGATTGACGAAGAAGAAAGCGCACACGTTAAATTACTTTTCTCGATGTATGCCGACCCCAGCAATTCATTGTTTGACATAGTTAGGTACTTGGTAGCCAATAACATAAAAAAGACAAATGGGACAAATTGGTCTACGGCAACTATCAGCATGCTATTACGAAATCCTGTATACGTCAAAGCAGATTTAGCTGTATATGAGTTCTTCAAAAGTCAAGGTGCGAACATTATTAATGACGTTTCAGCGTTTAACGGGCGCGGATGTTACCTTTATACTGGCACACAGCCAACCACAAGAGGGCAAAGAGACTTGAACAATAAAGAAATAGTAGTTGCACCGCATGAGGGATTTGTTTCTTCCGAAGATTGGCTAGCTTGTAGAATACGTTGCTTAAACAACAGACAGCTAACCAAAACAGGTAAGGGCAAAAATTCATGGCTCACGGGCAAAATGAAATGTGGCAACTGCGGATATGCCGTTACGGTAAGAAAGAGAAAATCAAGGAGGCAACGGAAAAGAGAACAAATATGGGCTATGTGGCAATAAGCAAAAGATGACAGTTTGTAAAGGCACACGGTGGCACTGTACGAATAGATTTGCTGGAAGACTGCATCTTTAACGCGATTAAAGAAAAGCTGGCGAAATTTAAAGCATTATCAGACAGCACCCAAAACGAGGTCAACCCCAAAGTGAGGGAGAACGAACTTAAACTGGTTCAGCTTGAAAATGAAATAGACGAACTACTTACCAAGGTTACTGGCGCAAATGCTATCTTAATGGACTACATCAATCAAAAAATAGAAGAACTGGATGGACAAAGAAAAAAGCTACATCAAGAAAATATTACAATGGCATTGACAGCAAGGGCAGATAAGCTTAATATAGTACATGAACATGTGAAGCGTTGGGCGGAAATATCCTTTGAAGATAAACAGTCGGTGGTAGATACCTTAATCAAGGTAATCCGCATCAGCAATGGAGAAATCGCCATCACATGGAACTTGTGACCTTATGTCAACCTTCCCGCTTTGCACAAGCAAATCGGGAAGTTCGGAACAAACTGTTTTAACTCTTGAAACCCGCTAAATATCAACGAAAAAATCGATGTATAAAAAATAGAGTTGACTTGCCTTGTCAAGAGGAAGGTGGAGATTTGCGGAGCAAATACAACCGACCTTGGACAACGGAACAAAAGATATAATAGACGATGGGCTTTCGGCATAGCTTGCCGAAAGCCCATATTAACACTAATTATATTCAATCCCTACAATGCTAATATTCCCATAGCGTTTGCCCTTTGGCACATCATTCACCGCATAAATACATTTGACAAACCGCACAAGAAATTGCCTTCGTTCGGTGGCGGTCAACGCTTCCCAATTTCGTTTAAGGTCTGCAACAATGTTTTCTTTTTTCAGGGTTGGTTCTTCTTCCGTTGAGGTATCAAGCCTTTTTAACTCATGTTGAATAACTTCAACATCTCCTGCAATCTGTTTTTTCATTGCCTTATAGGCTTCAAAATCTATTTCATTATGGACATACAACTGCATGATTTCTTTTTCTCTGCGTTTTAACTGTTGTCGCTTTTCCTGATAAGCTTGTATTGCCTGTTGGGCTTCCCGCTGTGCTTCTTTTTTTCGCTTTAAGTCCAGTCTATCAACCTCGCTAAATGTCTCTATCTTGGCTATATATTCGCCGAATGTTTTCTCTGTTTGTAAATGCCCCATTGAACTGGCGTTGCAAACACCAAATCGTTTTCCAGTGCAAGTATAGCGCTTTTTTCCTTTCGTAGTATGCGGGTACATTCGTGATTGGCACGTGGCGCACCGCAAAAAACCAGTAAAGTATGAATCCTCTTTCGGCTGGTTCGTTGGGGCAGAGCGCTTGTTATTGGAAACAATTCTTTGCACTTCATCGAATAATTCAGTTGAAATAATCGGCTCATGTAATCCGTCGCAGACAACAGATTTCGTTTTTTCTTTCACCTGATATCTTACTTTCCCAATATAAGTTGGGTTGGTGAGAATGCTTTTAATTTGATAGTTCGTCCAAATACAATTTTCTTTGGTTGGAACGCCCCTTAAATTTAATGCCCTTGCAATTGCACTGATTGACATGCCCTGCCGTAAATATATCTCATATATCTCTTTAACGATTATAGCTTCGGCTTGGTTAATCGTCTGTACCTCTTGTCCTTTGGGTCTGTCGTAGCCATAGCAAATGCGCCAACTGGCTAGGGTGTAGCCTTCCCGTACCTTGCGTTCATTGCCTAGCTTCACACGCTCCACGATATTTTCACGCTCGAACTCCGCAAAAATGCCAATGATTTTAAGGAACATTCTGCCCGAAGCCGTTTGTGTATCTATACTCTCCATTAGGGAGTTAAACGCACAATCATAATCATTGAATAGCTCAACCAGATACAGCAAATCTGCTGTACTTCTGGTCAAGCGGTCAATCTTGAAGACGAGCACGTTTTTTACATGCCCTGCCTTGATGTCTGCTATCAACTCATTGATTGCGGGACGTTCGGTGATGTTTTTTCCCGAAATGCCTTCATCGGAATATATCTTGAAAATAGTCCAATCTTTGATTAGGGCATAGTCTTTTAGCTTTTGTTCCTGTCCCCGAATGGAAAAGCCTTCTTGTGCCTGTTCCTCTGTTGATACACGCAAGTAAATTCCTGTTTCCATTATCCGCTCCTATCTGAATTTTCAGATAGGGGGCTTTCGGTTTCATGTTGTTTTTCTTTCGCCAATCTTGGGATTGAAGTATGCAGGAAAAATTCAAGCATTTCAATTTGCAGTTGCTTTGGCAACACAATTTTTTCTTGTTTCTCTTCGTGCATTTCCTCACCCCATCACTTCATATGCTTATTTCTATGAAGGAATGGGAAAGATAAGACATAACTTTGGTTGTTTATTTGGATGTCTGCAACTCCTGAACTAAAAATAAGCGACAATCGAATGTTTGTTTCCTATTTGTAGGACTGACCGTCTGACCTCTGAATAAACAACAGTCGCTTACGCTTATTTATATGTCCGCAGGAGCTGTGCTTCGAATGAACGACAGTCGCCTATTTTAATTGCAGGAGAACCAGTCCCCATGGCCGCAAAAG